CGGCGATAAAGTCGACGGAAATCAAAAGGGGCGTTGGGTAAACCGTGCAACCGATTTACAAGGTGGTAATCAACCACATAATAATATGCCACCGTATTATGTTCTAGCTTACATTATGAAACTTTAATCAGACTCTACTGTATCAAGATCTTTTTGGATTAAACTGTCTTCAGCTTTTTCTTCTTCATCTTTTTCATAATCCGAATCCGAAGAAACTTCATACTGTTTCCAGTCAATTGCGTGTCTAAAGCAGTAGCATTTTTTTGATCCATCCGGATTTTTGGTGGCGTTAAGATTACACGGATTCCCATCTTTTGTAATCCCATTACATTTTTGCTTTACAGTACCTTTGTCCTTTTTAGAAATAATTTTTTTGGTTTCACACCCTGATTCGTTTTCAGTTTCAAAATCGGTTTTAGATGCGGTTGTAATTTTAGACCCAGATGCCGATTTAGTTCCAGATTTAGATCCGGGTTTAGATTTAGACTCGATCTCATTTTCGTCTTCACTTACAATTTCATTTTTAGATTTTTTGGTCTTGACACCCGTTTTCCCCTTCTGATATTTCTCTACATCTTTTTTTGTAACTTTTCCAGTTTCGCTTGGAATTTCTTCCAATGTGACATTACATTCTGCCGCGTATTCTGCGGCAATTTTAGTTGCAAACTTCTTTTCAGAGTAAATTACGGGCGTCGTGTCTAATTTAGGAATTTTTTTAGAAGACTCGTTATTAATAATTTTATGCGCAAAGTCTACAATTATTGAGTCAAAAATTGTCTTGAGTTCGGTTATCGCTTCATCCGAAAGATCGTATTTGTCTTTAAAAATAGCAAGTTTAGTTTCAATAGCCATGGTTTTATAATGTACTAATTCATACAAATTGCTAATTTGCTTTTTAAGTAAATTATAAATTAGCAATTTTTAACGATTACATTACATTTACATTTACATTTACATTTACATTTAATTTACTGATTTACACATTACATTTACACATTACTTTTAGATTTTCTTATTTTTTTCTGTTTTTGCGGAATGAGATCTTTCCATAATTCTGATACATCGTTTAACATTGGTGTAAAAATTGTTTCGAGTGCGGATTTTAACTGGTGTTCAAAGTAGTATATATAATCTATTGGAATCCGATTTTTTATTACATAATTAGGGTCTTCCACTTTTTCAAACTGTTTCGTGCTTTCATATGTCGCAAAAACATATGGAACCCTATCTCCAGAAGCTACTTTATCCATTTTATCGCGAAATTCTCTTTTTCTAGCCAATGCTACGTGTGGAATATTTGCTGGACATTTTTCGAATGTAGTTTCTTTCTCACAACTCGGACAAATGTGTGTATTTTTAATAAATTCGTCTACAGATTTTTTTGTCAATACGGTTATATCCATCTCTTTTTTGGCTAATACATTCAATTCATAATAAATTTTTGTACATTCTGAACAGACCGCTTTACGATCAAATGCGTATCCAGCTCTAAGACTCTTAGATAAAAGTAATTCTTTCATAGGAACTTCGCCGTTAATTAGTTTTCTTATTTTTTCTCTTGCGAATTCTTTGCTTGTTTCTATTAACTCGTCAACATTTTCAAAAGAATATTCTAAAACTTTATTGTTAAGAAAGATGTACTCAAATATTTGTTTAGAATTTTCTCTGACAAATGTACAATTATCTCTGCGTACAACTTGAATTCCCTTGTAATCGATGTGGTCATATTTTTTGGGATTCGTCCAAAATAAACTCGCATATCGCTTTTTAGAGTATAAAATGAATGGATACATTACTTTTTCAAATTCTAATTCTATCGGACTTTTAAAAGTCGCTGATATTCTATTCGCACATTCTGGTGCTATGTTAAAAACATAATCCATATGTTCTTGACCCTTGAAGTCGCTCTTAAATTTTACATAGATCGAGTCTGTATCTCCGTAAACTACTTCGCAGTCGTACCATTCTTCTGCGCATTTTTTAGAATGTGCAATCATTTGACGTCCACATGCAGTTACTGACGCGGCAATTAATTTATTTGGTAGTCTTCCGTATTTTGCTCCAGTAAACCCGTAAATACTGTTCATTGACACTTTGATTGCTAGCTGTACACCGTTTAAAACTTCATATAATGGATCTTCAGAAAGAAGAGTTTTCATCTGTTTTCTAATAGATTTACGTTCTTTCCATAGTCTTTCTAAAATTTTAGGCATAACGCCTTTATGGTTTTGAGCGAATTTTACTTCTCCCTCTTCCCACTTAATTGTTTCGTAATTTACGTTTTCTAAATTATCAAATTCTGTGTTTTCTACTATAGTTGAATAATCAAAATTGTGTGCAATCATAATAGATGGATACAAACTAGCAAAATCGAGACCGGCGATTGGTACAAAATGAGCCCCCGGCGTTGCTTCCAAAACTGTGGCGCCTGTAAATTTTTCTTCATCTTCTGTGTCGAACGGTTTATAATCTACAGCCGGGATTAGAAAATCGTCTTTTTTAGTTTCATATGCTATTTGTGTATGAACTCTAATTTGTTGTCCACGAAGTTCAATGTATTGAATAGGTACCATAGTAATATTTGACATGCCGATCATATTAGTTATAATTCGAAGTTTTAGAATCAATTCTATAAGAAGCCATGTATCCTGAGCACAATACTTTACTACGAGCGCAATTTTATCTTTAGTAGAAGTATTAAAATTAAAAAGATCTGCTGGAGAGAGATCATCTTTTTTATCCCCGATAAAGTGTTCGGCAACGTTATTAAGTTTATAAGATTCTAGTTTGTGTTCTTTTTTAATAACAAACATCAAATCAAACTGAGTTACACCATAAACCTTAATGTACTTCATCGTGTTGTCTCCATAAGCTGAAGTATTAAGTTGATCTTCGTGAATATGAGCAGGTTTGCTTTCAATTCTACTGAGATTTTCGAGGATGTATTCAATTCCTAGAACTTTAGATCTTTCGTGAATATATTTCCAATCAAAGTTATAACCATTGTATTGAATTAATATATCAGGGTCTGTTTTCATAATAAATTTTACCCAACCTATAATTAGTTCTTTTTCTGAATCATACTCTTCGATTATTATACCATCCACTGGATCGCAGCATTTGTCAATTGGGCTTTTAATAGTCACCATATGTTTTATGCTTTCCTTTGTAGAAAATTTATATAAACTTGTACCAATTTGGGTAATTATATCATTTTCATTTTCTGGATTAGGAAATTCGTTTATGTTATCGTATCGTGTTGAATGAGAAAATGCCTCTATATCCCAAGAAGCCAATGTTAGATTAGCAACTTCTTGAAAATCAAGGGGAGAAACCTGGTTGTATCTAGACGTGTAGCTGTGTTGACACCTAGAAATATTATTATTTCTCTGTGGATTTTTGACAGATACCCACCCGGCCATTTTAATATCCATTTTATGAGTAAAGCGTAAAAATGGTTCGATATTAGATTCATATAGATCAAATTTCAATGGGTTGACGTCTATAGAAATTATTTTCGGTAAACTACCTTTAGTTTTTGGATTAAGTATGTATTTCAGTTTATTGAAAGTATTTAGATTTTTACACACGAATTTAATAAATTTGTATTTTTTTCCATTTGTAAATCCTTTATACTTTTTACGTTCTACGATTGAAACCAATTCTAAATCGTCCCTGTTTTTATACAATTTATTCTTAATGTATTTTTCAAACTCTTTTTTCTTATATTCGTCAAATGTTTTTTGTAGGTGTTCTGGAACAAGTGCGAATAGATATGGTTGGTAATCTTCAAATCTTACACAAACAGACTCTCCGTTTTTATTTACACCAAATGTGTAAATATTATATTTTATTATTGGATCTTCTTCGTCTGAATATTCGTCTGGTTCATCAAATGCTTCCCATGATAATATCTGGTATTGTAATTCTGAAGTATTTGAATCCCAAGTATTGTATTGATTACGTATGAAAGTATCCATTACACCTATTTATAATTTTATATATGCTATAATTTTATATACTTTATAATTCACGGTTTCACTTTTAATTAAATATATAAATTATAAATATAGGTATAGTAATAAATAGTAATTAATGAATATTTTAATTATCCTGATAATTTTAGTATTATTGTATATTGTATTTGAACCATGTAAATATTCATTTACTTCCAAGTCCGGAAGACTTTTTAAGGCTCGTAGTACAAAGGTGGCAAATTTAATAGAAGTAGTTATTTATATATCTCACGATTTAGCAAAAAAAATTAACGAAAACGACGGTAAAAGATTACATTCAAAATTACAAAATACGAGTTTTATAGAATTAATAAATGGAGATTCTCAGATTTTAGCGTGGAATTATGACAAGGGTAGAGAAATTGGAATCAGGGTTTATGACGATAACAATGTTCCATATGACGCTGATACTATTATTACATCGTTATTACATGAATTAGCACATTCTATATGTAAAACAGTTGGACATAATACAGAATGGGAAGAAAAAAATAATTATTTACAAGGATTTAAGGGTATATATATTGAATATTTGATTAACAATACTTTTATAAATAAATAAGTAAGTAAATTAAAGACTATTTCTGTTTTAAGTATAATATAATTAAATATTCAAATGGAAGATCTATTTATTGGAGGAGGGGGTTATTCTGGTATAATGTTTATAGGAGTTTTAGAATATTTACATGAAAATAATCTTTTAAATTTAAAAAATTTTTACGGCTGTTCAATAGGTTCTCTAATTGGAATTCTTTATTTAGCCGGGTGTACACCAAAAGAAATATTATCAAAATTTATGGATCTCGAACTAAAAGAAATAGTAAGATACGATTTTTATAATATATCTAATTTATCTAAAAATCACATAATTGACGATATTTTTTTAGACACACTAATAAATTATATATTCGAATTTAGCGGCAATGACATAAATACAACTTTATTAGAATTTAGCAAAAAAACTAAAGTAAATATCAACATTAATGTAACTAAATTAGATACAAATGAATATATAAATTTTAATAACTCTGAATATCCAAATATTAAATTAAAAGACGCAATAAAAGCTTCTATGAGTATCCCTTTTATATTTAAAAGTGTTCGTATAGGAGACTCAGAATATGTGGACGGATGTTGTAAAAACGTTTATGGATCCCCGAGGGGAGATGTATATATATGTGGTTATAGTATCATAGTAAACTATTCAGGAAATTCTTACATGAACAAGGTGTTTAAGACTTTATTGAATTATACTAAACCCAGATCTACGTTTATAATAGAATGTACAGATAAACTTAACCCAAGTGTTTATTTAAATTTAGATAAACTGGAACCAAATTTAATAATTGAATTATATAAAAGGGGTATTTTTTTCGCAAAAGAACAACTTAGATAAGTTAAGTTAAGATAATTAAGTTAAGTAATTAGAATAGTTCGATTGGTTTTTTTAAGTTCTTGAAGATAATCATAATTTTCCATAAATTTTTCGACGCTATTTTCAGGATCAGTATCGGGGTCTGGATTTGAAATTTTAAATGGATTAAAATCAAGCGATACAATTGTATTCCTCGGTGAAAGATGTATCTCTTTTACACAATTTTTAAATTTTTTAGAGTGAATGTATTCACCATTGAAATAATAAGAATCTGTGTGTTCTGAAATTATAAAATATGGAATACAATTTAATTTACATAATTCGATCGTACAACTAGATATTGTATTATATTCGGTAAAATTATGAAATATAATACAAAATTTTGTGTAATCTAAAACATTTTTAATATCGGAATTGTAAGTTTCGTTTGACGTAGATCTTCTAAAAACTGTAAACCCTTTTCTAATACATACATTTTGTAACATTTTCATATTTTTGCCGTAAAATATATTGATTCGGTGCGAAGTTTTAATACATTTATCGTCAATACGTCTCATAATCTTCGCAACGTTGTCCCAAGACTGGTCTGTTATCACTGTAATATTTACTAAAATCTCACGTGGAACACTAGGTTCGTCGATTGTATTCATATCCATATCTATATATGTATTTATATAATGTATTTAGATTTATTAATTTTTAGCAATTAAATGAATTGTGATATTCTATTTATCTATATAAATATCTCATTTCCTGATTGTTTATAAAAAATTTTTTATACATTAAATATAATACTAATAAAACAGGTATAAGCAGAGCATTTTTTCCCCAAAAAAGATAAGAAACATACATAAATACACTAAATATAAAAATAAATTGAAATGTAGTACTACTTCTATTTTGGTTTACGTTCATCGCGGTCCCTGTTGCCCATGCAATAATAAATACGGTCATTACAGCGCAGAAAAAAATATACCCAAATATTTTTGAAAGTGTACTATATCTAGATTTTGCCATTAATAATATATACAAATCAAAATAAATCAAAATTAAATTAAATTAATGAGTTAAATTTGTATATATTATTATATTATTATATAATTTAATTTGTAAATGCTGAACGTTTTAATTTTTATAATTCTATTAATAATCACAGGAAGTTCTATTTACATGATCGAAAAACTTTTTGTAGAAAATATTCCTTTAAAACCCATAGTTCCTGTAAAACCCGAAGGTATTGTAGATACAATAGATATCTTTTCCGATTATATAATAGTATTATCAATGGAAAACTGTCCATACTGCGAAATTTTACAAAACGATTATATTTCTGAAACGGAAAAAAAGCATACAGTGATTACTTACAAAAGTAAAGACAAAACTTTTGGTTTCGACCCTAATTTTATAGATATACCGACAAAAGATAGAGAAAATATTATAGACGAAGTAGATAAATTTTTGAAAGGACCTACTATATTTCCAACTATTATACACAATAAAAAGATAACACGTGGTTTAGCAGATAAAGAAGTATTAAAAAAAATTTTTAAATAATTGCTTGAATTATTTTTTCGTACAATGGATTGACATTATGAGGAATGCCATCTTCGTCAAAGAGTGCTATAGGCAGTTCAGCTTCTTTAATTACATCTTTAATATTTATTAAACGGGTATCGGAGTAAGTATTTAATTCTTGAAAAAAAAGATTAAGTTCGTTTATAAATTCTTCAAATTTGCTTTTACACGGTTCGATTGTAATATCTATGATTCCGTATTCATTGAATGTAGGAATGTCGGAATCATAAACAATGTCGTTAAAATATTGAACAATTTTTCCACGAGTTTTATTCATAGAGATTAGATATCCAAAAAGTTGATACAGATCATATTCATTTCTCCTGACATTCTGAAGTTTCATTCTTGTTTTAATTTCTATGACAACGTCATTATCATTATCAGTGGCATCATGAAATCCCCTTATTGCCCAATTAAATTCAGAATTTGTAAAGGTAAAGATACAATTATTGCCTTTAGTGTATTTCTGTTTTTTTATAACACTTTTTTCTGAGTTTGTTCCACAATCTTTTTTGAGAGATGTTTCTATAAACGTTTTTGCGAAATCGAGATCTTTTTTTGTAATTTCTTTTTTAAGTTTCATTTTGTCGGTTATATTCTTTTCGATTGTTTTAAAGTCTTTTGGATTATTTACGGTTTTTTTATGTTCCAGATACATATCTTTAATTTCCATGTCAAACGTTTTAATATCTTTTGAGATATATTCTATAACTCCTATAATTTTAAATACATCTTTATAGATTTTTTTGTATTTTCTACACAACAGAAGCAGCATTATTTTTTGCCTATTTTCATAAGGGTTTTTACCGCATGCGGCTGCGATATTAGAAATTTCAAGAGTATTCATTTGCGTAGTAATTCGTTATCATTACTATAGATTAATTTATCTTTATATTTTATATTTTAAAGCAATTAGTAAAATATAAAGTATAATTTTATTAAATTTAGTATTCGAATTAAACGATTTTAATCAAAATAAACGTTTTAATAGTCAGTAAATATTCTTACCACGCCAAATGATACCTTTAGATTTACGTTCTTCCATAGCTTCTTTAGATATTACGTGTAAATGTATTGGGTCTGTTGTCGATCCAGATACATTTACATGCATTGGTTCTGCGTACGATTCTGGAGCAGCTACATACACCTGTTCGGGCTCTGGAACTACTTCAGTAACTGGTTCGGGTACTACTTCTGGAACTACTTCAGTAACTGGTTCGGGTACTACTTCTGGAACTACTTCAGTAACTGGTTCGGGGACTACTTCTGGAACTACTTCAGTAACTGGTTCGGGGACTACTTCTGGAACTACTTCTGGAATGACTTCAGTAACTGGTTCGGGTACTACTTCTGGAATGACTTCAGTAACTGGTTCGGGGACTACTTCTGGAACTACTTCAGTAACTGGTTCGGGGACTACTTCTGGAACTACTTCAGTAACTGGTTCGGGTACTACTTCTGGAACTACTTCAGTAACTGGTTCGGGGACTACTTCTGGAACTGGTTCGGGGACTACTTCTGGAACTGGTTCGTGGACTACTTCTGGAACTGGTTCGGGGACTACTTCTGGAACGACTTCTGGAACGACTTCTGGAACTGGTTCGGGGACGACTTCTGGAACTACTTCTGGAACTGGTTCGGGGACGACTTCTGGAACTGGTTCGGGGACGACTTCTGGAACTACTTCTGGAACGACTTCTGGAACTACTTCTGGAACTACTTCAGTAACTGGTTCGGGTACTACTTCTGGAACTACTTCTGGAACTACTTCTGGAACGACTTCTGGAACTACTTCTGGAACTACTTCTGGAACGACTTCTGGAACTACTTCTGGAACTACTTCTGGAACGACTTCTGGAACTGGTTCGGGGACGACTTCTGGAACTACTTCTGGAACGACTTCAGTAACTGGTTCGGGGACTACTTCTGGAACGACTTCAGTAACTGGTTCTGGTACTACTTCTGGAACGACTTCAGTAACTGGTTCGGGGACTACTTCTGGAACTGTATCAAAATCTCCCATTATATTATTTAATAATTGAAAAATATTTTTATTTTTAATTTAAAACACGTATTATATTACCATTTTTAATTCAACTTAAAAATAAACCCTGGTTCAAAATAAAAGCAAATGACGCAGTCGCAATTAAAACTTAAGACTCTAATCTTAGATAACAGTATATTAGAATTAATTTATAATATCAATATAAATATGTTTGAAAATGAAATTTCGAACGAAACACTAGAAGATGCCGTTCTTTTAAAAAAAAATTTAAATAAAAATATATATAATTATGAAATTTTTAAATTTCGCATCAAAAAAATACACAGATCTTGGAATAAAATCCTGACCGATAATTTTAAAAATTTAATTATCGATTTCAACAAGGCTTATAAAAAATACTACACGGAAAAAATTGAATATGAAAAATATTTAAATAGATTTTCTACAAAATGTGATGAAAAAAATTTATTTAAATTTATGGACGGTCTTTCTCTAAAACCTAAAAAAACTATAACCAAAAAAAATTAGATTTTATTAAAATAAATTTTCTTCTTCATCCGATTCTTCTCCAAACCCGTTTATTATAGGTCCGCCAATTTCAGAATTCATTTCAGAATTCATTTCAGAATTAGTTTCATTTTCTATGTTTTCACTTTTTTCACTTTTTATGTATTTAACAGCTGGAACTCCGTTTGAATTAACGTATTTTTCTGCAGTGTAGTCGCTAGCAAATTTCGAACCAAATTTGTTAAGCATGTGCTGACTTAACTGCTCCGGATTCATGTCATATACTCGCATATTTTTAGTAACTGGAATGCTTTCGGTTTCGGTTTCATCGTAATCTTGATTTTCATTTTCATTTTCATTTTCATTTTCTTCTTCTTCATAATTTTCTTCATAATCCTGATCTTCATTTTCTCCAAAATTATTATCGAGATTATCAAAATCGTCTACGGTTAAGTCATCGAAAATGTATCCAGTGTCATTGTAATTTTCAGTAATTCCGAATTTTGCTGCTTTCTGAGTAGCAATATATGGTCTAACTACATCTTTTATATAACTTGGATTCAAAATCTGTAAAGTGTTTGTCATTATACCCTGTTTGTTGTTCAATAAAGCAAAAGCCTTGGCGCGTCGCTGCATTTCTTTTGTTACTGTTTCTCCTGGATTTAATTTGTAAATTCCAGATATTACATTTTCATTTAATATTCTTAATAATTCAAAACCTATTTGTTTAAAAATTTTTAATGTTGGTGCCTGAAATGCTTTAACAAACATGCCAGTTGGACCAGTTACAAACCCGATAAAATATACAATTGGAGCTGAATAACCGTATATATAAACTGGAATGGCTCCTAAACCGATCGCATCTACCGCCGGAAACGCTCGTGTTATGTCTTCCTTGCTTTCTACCTGATATCCAACGTATTTAATCAATGATTCGAGATCTTGTGTTGATAACGGATTGATTTGTCTAGACGATATATCTGGATCTTCATATGGAGCTACATTAAATGTCGGAAATTGACGCGGAGCTATAGTCGGCGGAGGACTAAATTGTGGAACCTGTGGCATAGACTGTGGCATCATTGGTAACGGATCAGATGAAGAACCAGCCCCAGACGAACTTGGACCGGCCCCAGACGAACTTGGACCAGCCCCAGACGAACTTGGAACCACTCTGGATGGACCCTGTCCTGTAGAATACTCTGGAGTTATTCCAGCCGAATTTAAACAGGCCCGTAATTGACTTTCAGATAAATGAGCAATCATCCAATTAATTATCTGTTCAGTTGTTTTGTCTTCAAAAAAACTTATCGATTCTTGACTCATTTAATAATATTAACACATTTTAATTTTTGAAAAATAATTCTTAATATCGTTTTTATATCATAATTATAACGCAAAGTTTATTTTAAAGAATCTAGCGCTTCTTTTATAGCACCTGGATTATTTGCAGCAAGTATTAATAATTCTTCCAAATAGGACTCTGGATATCCATATGTAGCTATCAATTTAACGACGTCTTCATTTATTTTCTGCTTGACACTATCTTTTTTAATTAGTTCAACCATTTCTCTTCTTATATTTATTGAGATATTTGTATTAGTAGACAATGTTGTGATACATTTCATTAATAAACCGGCCATATTTTTAGTGTGATCGAACTTAATAAATCTCGTTCCCTTTTCATTGAAGTACTTTTTTCTAAGAAATGGCAACAATGCGTATTTTTTGGCTAAATCTACGAAATATAATTTTATTTCTCGAGGTAGTTCTAATGTTGTGAGTGTTTCTTCGTTTTTCCATGGAACAAGTACTTCTCTCATATTTAAATCGGGGTTTATGATGTCTGTATTTATAATCTCAGAATCTTTATAAACTACAAATTCTCCAAATTTATTCTGCCCAGTTTCAACAAATTCAAGATCGTATTCTTTATTTGGAAATGAGTATTTTCTTTCGTAGATTTCGTTGAAATTAACCTTCTTTGGTATTCCAGTTCTGAGATAAATTTTACCAGTAGACGGATTTTTATAATGAATATTATACGTACCGTCTACCAGCGGTACGACCATTTCTTCTAAGCGCAAAATGTTTCCGTTTTTGTTTATATCAACATCAATTGAACATTCTTTCAACAAATTTTCTATTTCCGTGTTCACTGCATACTTTCGTAAAGACATCATGGCCATTTTTTGATCTATACTCACACTTGATAAACTTTTCCAATTTTGTATATTTCCTATTTTTAATGCTTCCGATGCCTCTGTGTCTACTTTTTGTCCACCAATCGAAAAAACTGAGTAGTGTCTGTATATATCTACATATTGTTCTACATTCGGTAAACTAGAATGACTACAATATCTAGATGCTCTAGCTATAATCTGATTGATTCTAGATTCATTCCACCACGGTTCGGTAATATGTACTTGCTTTACATTTCTAAAAGATACACCCTCCATAACCGAGCGAGTACCTAAAATTACTTTTAATACATTTCCAGTATTATTTTCAGGCGAATTGAATTTGTTTCTTGCTTTTTTAATTAAATCACCCGTTTTGTCCTTTGTTTTTGTTTCAGAACTCCATATGAAGTATCTATTTTCTCCGGGACCGTATAAGTCAAAACTTTTAAATCCGCATGCCTCGAGTATAATAGCAAGTGGTTCAACTCCGTACGTTAGCCAATTTGAGAAAATAAAAACTGGTCCGTTACATAATAATGTTAATTCTATTATTTTAGAAAATTTATTAGAAAACTGTGTTACAAAGTCTAGAACTGCTCTTTGTTCAAGTTTTCTTTTTAGTAATTCATTCTTAAAAATTTGTAAAGCTTCTTTTTTTTGCGCAAGTGTTTTATTTACCTGATTTTCTTTTTGAGGAAGAGCTATATTTGAATATTGTTGTGTAGTTACGTATATCCCGGTTACCTTGTCCTCCGACGCTGTATCGTAATTACCTAGTAAAATATTCTGATAAATTCCAAATCCTTCGGCATTTTGTGTATTTTTGTCCTTCGAAGCATCGGATACTAAAGCACTGATGTAAAGTGTTTTGTGCTGAGGTGTAAAAAGATGTTCAAGTGTAATCGTTCGCTTATACGGATAAGCATTCGGATTACCACCTTTGAAATATGAAATATATCCAGAACATAAATAACTAATTAAATCTTTATTAATTACACACGAATTTTGTGAAATCCAAGTTTTTCCAGATTTGCTTTCAGTACAATTTCCTTCTTCGTCTATTTCTCCTATAAAAAATTTATAAAAGTCTTTTTGAGTAACTGGAAACGGTATTCTCGGTCTTAATAAATTCATAGTTAATGCCAATTCATATGGATTATCATAAACGGGTGTTGCAGACATAACTGCGATTTTTAATCTTGGGTGAAAGTAATACTTAATAGCGTCATACAATTTTTTATAGAATATACCTCCCTCGGATACTAATCTTTGAATTTCGTCTATTATTAAAAGTCCGTTTTCACTAAACAACGCAGAGTCTTCATTTAACAAACGATCTCCTTTTATCATTGCACCCGTCTTTCCAGTTTTATACAGAGAATTTATGAATGTTTGGTGACTCACAATGTCAAAGGTTCGAAGTATACTGGATCCGTAGTAAGATTGTTGTTTAGCAAGTTCTTTTACGAGTGTCTGATGTCTATTTTCTTGATCAGTAAATAATTTCTTAGTAGCTTGAGATGTATCTCCGTCGTCTATTAATTTTTTATATCTTTCTAATATTTCATACGCCCTGTTTGCTTCGGTCATTTTTAAATTGAGCATTACATTTTGAACATCTGAAACGTAATAGTCACGATCTTCATCTCCCTCTCGGTGTAAACAAAATGACGGACACGAAAAATATTTTCCATTTCTAATTTCGCCCGAGATTTCTTCAAAGTATTGATCAACAAGTGGCGCCGGAACAGCAAATATAAGTCGTCTATTTGTGGAATTTTTGAGAGCTTCTCCAATAACTATAGATGTACACGACTTTCCCGAACCAAGTCCGTGAAAAATCAACATATTATTAAAATTTGAAGCCGGACCCATTATTTGTCCCATAAATTTTTGTTGCGGAGTAAGCGACATATCTGGTATTTTACAGATTTCGTCATTTGTTTTGTCTATGTATCTTTCATTGAATTCGAATGGGGATACTTCAGCATCTGGAAAAGCTTTTGAAGAATAATTGGAGTCTATAAAATCATACATTTCTTTAGATGTATATGTGTCGACGTTATACAAATTTGGGAATATTTTACCTTCGCAGTTGATTCGATTTTTTTCACGATCTTCTGGATTTTCATAATAATATTGTAAACATGCCATATTATTATGAAAATGTAATATTTTAATTTTGGATTCTTTTCTCAGATAGTCCGATACATAATTTATATTTTATATTTTATCGGAAATCTTCATTTACGAATCCGGTGCGATATCCATTTATTCTGTTTTGTTCGCGAAAGGTCATCCAAAGTTAAAATTTCTAACAAATGGTTTTTTATACTTACGACTGATGTTATATTTCGAATTTATTTTTTTAGAATTTATTTCTTTTTGTAGACGTTTATACGTTTTGTATTTGTATAACCCATTTCTGGATTTGTACATTATTTTAATTTTCATTTTTTTAGCAGTGTTTTGTAACTTGTTAAATAATAAAGCTTTATTTTCAAGTTCTTTTCTTGTTAAATACTTTCGTTTACCTCTTAAATTTTTAGTAATTTTAATACCAACCGATTTTAATTTGTTCTTTAGTTTTAAATGTGACATAGCTTTGATCCTAGTTGAAATATTATTTATTTTTCCAAACTTGTAGCCCAAAAATTTCCAAACTGGACTTGTATTCGTGCTGGCAGCCTCGGCGGTTATTTCACATCCTAGTCTTACCCCAATTGAAGGAAGTTTCCGCGATATAGCAGTTCCGCTATCTATGTATACGAACCTAAGTTCTTCCCTCGATCTTGAAGAGGGTCCGGAATCAAAAATTACGGTTTTTCCTACAACGGAAGCTATATGAGCTGCTATAGTATCGAAGGTATGAAAAGCTTTAGGATAGGCATCATTAGCATAAGATACAATCTGTAAAAAATCTCCTAAAGTTTTAACGCATGTACTTTGTGTAATAAAATATTTAAAATCTTTTTCGGCGTAATCTTCAAGTTCAGTCCCCTGCTCTTTATATGTGGTCATCCATTGCTCGATTATTAAATCCATTCTAGCACGCTTAGTATTTTGAAGAGGTAACGCTAATACATTCATTGGTCTAAATAAAAAAGAATGTACATAAACACGTACAGGTATCTTGCCAGTTTTGGGTTCTGGAAGAGCTGGAGTTAGAGTGGAATCTACTATATAAAGTCGTTGCTGACCTAAATCGACAAACGCTTTTATTCTAGTAGGTCGATATGTATATTGTTGTTGTCTAATATAAAATTTATAATATGAATGTAATGTTCCAAACCACGCCGGATCAGATGATGCAGCTATATCTATTATCAGATTTTGCATTCTTGGATTAAGGGATAGACCAACAGCTTCTGGTGCAACATTAATACTCGCACTTGTAGCATCTATTCTTACCTTAATTGGATCAATTTCGCTGAAAGGAAAATCTATAAGATTTCTATGTAGATTCGGCGTACTCTGTAGCTCGCCTGGATTTAGAATACCAGAACTTGGATATTTATTAATTCCCAAAATATGTATTATTGCCTGGGAAACAGCTTTTGCATTAAAGTCGCTTTTGAAAAAAGCAAATAAACCGTCTTTGCAAAAGTTTTCAACTTCTTGTGGATTTTGTAGTACGGGTGATAAATTTATATTACATGACATATATATTTCAATATTTATTAGGAATATACAGTGAGCAAGTAGAGTGTACTTATTCGGGTCGCCTACCAATGAGCGCGAGCGTGTGTGATCACATGCTTTCATCACATTTTCAACATTGGCTTTTATAACATACTCATTAATTGCTACCTTATTTTCTTCTACAGTAGATGGAACATAAATCCATTCATATCCATCCTGGTAATTTTTTTTTTTAGTGTTTTTTTTTAAATCGTTGATGTAGATTTTAAGTGAATCTGAAGATGTAGATTTGGTAAAGTCGTGCGCGGAATCGCATCCTAGCATTATACTGAATAAATGTATAAAAATTTCCTGAGACGTATATTTGTCAAAATGATGATGGTCATAAAAACTTGGTTTAATTAAAAGTTCCGCTTTATCAACATACCAATGTCTTCTAATTTTATCAAGCGGAATTCCTTTATCCATTCTATCTAAATATTTTTGGTATAAATCTACTTCGATTAATTCAGGTTGTATAACTGGTTCCGGAGCAGCAGGTAGTGCAATAGGAGCAGGGGGTCGCGCTAACCTATCAGCTACACTTGGAGCGTTCCACAATAAAAATCTAGGAATCATAGTTATAATATATATTACATAATTATTTAATTTTCTAAAATATTGATTACCTTATTTATGGTTGGTATACAAACGTTAACTATCTGAGATATTCTCGATTTAGAAGGCTGTTTAAGCCCAAGTTTAAACTTAACAACATAAAATAAAACCCCAGCTGTTATCGATTTGGGAGCTACAGACTCTAACTTTTCTATATTTAATGTATAGATTTCATTACAGATGTTATAAGTACTATATGGTAATCCGAGTTCTGAACAGAATTTAATGAATGTATCATTTTCTTTGATATCTATTTTTTCTTTACCGAGATGTCCATAAGTCTTATTATTATCCATAATTTCCATGAATATTTTTTCGCCCTTTAAAAATCCCTTTTGATTTCCATCCGTGATATCAATAATTCGTTGCCTATCAACTGGAGTATTATTGAATACACATGAATAATACAAGCAGGCTGAAATTAATCCATTTCTTACCGATGCCCGAGTAAGTTTACCAGATTCCATACATATGTGCCACATGTTTTTAGCTGTAGGAAGAACATTTTGATGTATTCCAATGTTTGTACAGTAATTACTCAATTTTTCCGATATTATCCAAAAAGTCTTTTGTTTATGACTAAAGGTTTGTTGATAATGTATTCTCATCATTAGACCATATTTATTAAATCCTGGAATTGTACCGGGTATATCATATGGATTATCGGATATATACGCATCTGCGCGTTGAATACTAACCTGATACGTGCCGTTGTCATTTTTGTAAGTGTTCCATTCATTTGATTCAAAAATAGATGTAAAAAAAACTAGGCCACAGTCCTGACATATTTCAGATTTTTCTTTTTCGTCGATAAATTTTTTAAGATGTTTACACAAATTACAAGCGTCATATTCGGATAACTTAGAATAAGTGTCAGTGTCGGTGTTACATTTTTCATTTTTATGTTCATTTTCTAATTGTACCTTTTCAAAGTCTTTCCATATCTGATCTACATCTGTGAACATAATACAGTGTCGCTTTCAATGTAATATACTACCAATTTCTTTAATATTCTTCTAAAAACGCAATATTTTTAAGGTGCGCTAATTTATTCTTTTAAATTAAAATATTAAATAATAATTAAGTTATGTATAAAAATAATTTTATCATAAATTTAGATCGTGAAAAATGTTTAGTAACTATAGATGCGAAAAAATTCGATTATCGCGAAGACGACTTTGACGACTTTTTAATTCTTTTTGAATCTACGTGGAATTTAATTAAGAAAGACAATTTGGTGTGCCATTTATTTATAAATCTTGAAAATTGTAAGGGAAATCATAACTTTCCACTACACGTTTATATTAAATTGTCGAGCTGTTTATCAAATCTAAACGAAACGTTTAATTCGAATTGTCACGGAATATCAATTTTAACCGAAGATGCTGAAAGATGGAGAGTAATATATAGTATTATTATAAAATTGTGGCACCCACCTATAGAAAGACCTATATTATTAACAGATAAACCATCTGAGATAAAAATGTTCATTAAAACTAATAAATTAATAAAATAATTAATAAATGATTTAATTATTACGTTTTTTAATTTATAATAAGAAACTAGTAAAATAGTAAATTGATAAACAAATGCTCAAAGTTATTACTTGGAACATCAATGGTATTCGCTCCCGTATTTTTAACGACAAAATTGCGTCCAAATTGAAGAAAGACGCATTAATGGAGATTCAAGAAAATAGCCCAATAGACATTCTTATCAAGGAAGAAGATCCAGACATTATTTGCCTTCAAGAAACTCGTTGTAGCATTGCTATTTCTAAAAATTTTAAGATTCCTGGATATAATTCGTATTTTAATGAATCAAAATCTTCTGGAGCAAGAGCCCCAGAAAGATATTCCGGTACATGTATTTTTTATAAAGAGCATCTAAATTTAAAAGACATTCAAGAACAGATTCCTGGATACGAAGACACGGAGGGCAGAATTATAGTGGCAAATTTTGATAATTTTGTACTTATTACGGTATACGCGCCCAACTCTGGATCTAATTACGATAAAAAAATAATCTTCATTGAAGCTATGATAATGTATTTAAATTCACTTGAAGGTAAAGTTATCTTCTGTGGGGATTTGAACATCGCTGTTTCGACTCACTTTGACATTAAAAGCACTATTGCAATGCCTGGAATTTATCCGCATGAACTAGAATTCTATGATCGTTTAATTAAAATTAATTACAGAGACTGTATCGATAATGACGACATCATTTTTACTTGGTGGGATACACGTAGGGCGAAGGAAAACGGAATGTCCATTGCTAGAAACAGAAACGAGGGATGGAGACTTGATTACTTCTTTACTAAGAATATTAATCAAGGTTCCAGTAAATGTTTAAAACACATCGGGGAAAATAATGAAAATATACCACTTGCTAGCGATCACGGTGTTGTAGTTTTGAATACATTGATTGATTGATTTATTAACTTATTTAATCTCCTTTTCTATCTTTAAAATAGTAATAAACCGAAGCAACTAAAACGAGAGTCATAATAATACCAATTATTAAAGTCATTCTGTACATTATAACATCAACTGGCGCATCACCACACGTGTTTGTAGCGCAGCAGCCTCCCAAACTTGGATTATTTGCTACTTTAAGAGCATTAAGTGAAGAAAAAACTGTCCACACCCATGCAACTAATACAAGTGTAATAAAAATAAAAAATGGATTATTAGCTGGCATATAAGTTATTCCCATTTATATTATTATATATATTTTAATTTTTGTTTTAAATTTAAACGTCGTTCCAAAAATCTTTCAATTTCAAATTCAAAATTTTTGTATATTCTTCAGATAGCGTTTTCATTTTATCATTTAATGTATCTATAGTGTCTTTGCTGAATGAGTGTATTTTCATGTCTGTAAGATATCTATAACTATTTTCAACTTTAGAATATTTTTTCATCTCAAGTTGAGAATTTATAAATTCAAGTGGCTGCCGGAATACCTTGATATTTTCATGGATTACGTCATCGATGAATTTTATTTTAGCTGTTATTATATCTAGTTCACATTTGATTTTATTAATCTGGTATTTCTGTCGTTTGAGGTAATATTCATTCCTGATTTTCCAAAATCTAAAAATTATTTCTTCAGCGCTCTCCATTTTTACTATTTTATCATTTTCATCAAATACATACATGTTTTTCCCTGATATATGGGACATCAATTTTAATTTTTTTTCTATTTCTCCGTTGGTAGTCCATTGTATTACATTTTCCAATGATAAACTAACTTCAAAATGAATAGTAGTATCAGTTGAATTATTCTTATAAGAATAAATTATTTCGTCAGTTTCAAGTTTATCCAAAAAAGTTTTGTAATCTTCTGTCCAGGTTCCGATCGGTAGTTCCGTAATTATAATCTTATTGCTTTTCACTTCATATAATCCATGTGATGTCCATTTGTTAGTTTCAACTTTAATAATTTTTCCAGTAAAGCCTTTGTACCACGGCATCAGTTCTTCAATTTCACAGTCTTCATTTTCAGTCAATTTTAGTAGTCTATCTTTTATGTCTTTTGGATTAAAACATGGAATATCGGTAGAAAATCCAGTTCCGATTCCCCTCGATCCGTTTATCAAAATTATCGGCAAATTAGGGACGTAATACCTCGGTTCAATAGAAAATCCATCGTCGTCGAGATAGTCTAATATATTGAAATCATCTGGATTAAATAACTCTTTAAAATTTTTAGAAAGATTGGTAAAGATGTATCTTGGACTCGCCGAATCTTTACCACCGAATAGTCTGGAACCAAACTGTCCCACTGGTTCTAAAAGATTTACATTATTAGAACCCACGAAATTTTGTGCTAAATTTATAATTGTATCCTGTAGACTCGCTTCACCATGATGATAACTCGAAACTTCAGATACATATCCAGAAAGTTGTGAAACTTTTATTTCAGAGTATAAATTTTTCTTAATACAAGCAAAAATTACTTTTCTTTGTGAAGGTTTCATTCCATCTATAAAATTTGGAATAGATCTTACGTTGTCCGCAATCGAAAATAAAACTAGTTCTTTATTAATTAATGTAGATATGTCAACTTTACAAACTGTATAATCAAGTGTTTGAGGATTTTTTATATTGTCTAATATCCATTTCTTTCTTGAGTCCGATTCGGTTTTGCTGAAAGCAAGATTTAAATATTTTTCATCTTCTTCTGAACAGTTTTTATAATCGAGAGTTTTCATTTCTTTGAAGTACTCTTTAGCTTCAAGGGTTGTGCTAGTACCAAGTCCCTTGTAATATTTAATTTTGAATTTAGATGTATCATTCTTTTCTTTCCACAAATTGTAATCGCTGATATTGTAAAACGGTGTTGTTAGGTTTTTATGTGAAACTTTAACAATTGGTGTAATTAGGGAAGACACAAAATCCGTTTTGAGTAGTTCTGGCCAGCCATCTCCTATAAAATTAATAATGAGACTTTTGATGTGAAATCCATCTGTATCCGCATCTGTCATGATTAGAATTTTTCCATATCTAAGTTCTGAAACTGCTTTGTATTTTTTACCAGTTTGAAGTCCGATGATCTTTTTAATGTTATTAATTTCTTCATTGTTGGCAAGTTGAGCATAAGTGGCAGTTTTTGTATTTAAAAGTTTACCACGAAGTGGAAAAACTCCGTAGTGATCTCGGCCTACTATAGACAACCCCGAAATCGCAGTTGCTTTAGCCGAATCTCCTTCTGTAAAAATAATAGTACAGTTTTTAGAGTCCTTCGTTCCAGCTTTATTTGCGTCATCTAGCTTTGGAATTAGAATCCGTCCGATTTTTTTGCCGTCAGTCTTCTGTAGAGATTTCTTTTCTTTTGCTTCTGCTATTGCTAAAATGCTGTCGATTATTCCCAATTTTGCTATTTGTGATATAAAATCATCAGAATGAGTAAATTTAGTTCCGAAGTCTGAAACTTTGGTGATGTGTTTTTCCTTGGTTTGTGAAGAATAAGTCGCATTGTCGATGAAGCAATTTATAAAAACAAATAGATTATCCTTGATGTATTGTGGTTTGATTGTCAGGTTTTTGTGTTTTTCTTGAATTAGATCGGTTAATTTCTTAATTATTGGATTTATAACGTGTTCTACGTGACTTCCGCCATCAGATGTACATATTCCATTAACAAACGATATACATTGGAATCCGTTTTGAGATGCTGATACAGAAACTTTCCATCGTTCATTTTCACTTTCTTGAATTACTCTTGGACTTGTTTTAATATTTCCAATGTAAACAGAAATATAATCTGAAAAATTTTTAATGGGCAATTTCTTACCGTTCAGAAAGATGTCTACATATTTAGGTGTTATAGCACAGATGTCGAAAACACGCTTGATTAGAACTTCATTTGTGTCATCGGATATACATTTTACTCCAAATTTTTCGAAATCTGGAAAAAATGTAATTTTTGTATATTCTTTAGATGAAGTCGTAATGACCGGTTTCCCTATAATACTCAAATTTTTTTCGTAAGTTTGGGTGTATTTTTTACCGGCTTTTGCGGTTTCCACTGTAAATACATTCGAAAATATAGCAGTAAGTTTAGCACCGAGACCATTTAATCCACCTGTAGTTCTTTTAACGGTGTCGTCGTAATTACTGGAAGTTAATAAATTCGCAAAGATTAATTCTGGAATATAAATATCATATTCTGGGTGAATTTCAATAGGTATTCCGGAGTCATTGTAAACTGAAATGAATTTATCGTTTATTTCTATTTTGATACATTTAACAGATTTGTTTCTCTGTACCTCATCGGTTGCGTTAACCAAAATTTCATCAAATATTTTAAAAATACCAGGATTCCACTTACACATCTTAATTTCCGATTTATTAGTTTCTAGATTTACAACCCAACACTCTGTTGATGTACATTTTGTATCCCCGATGTACATACCAGGTCTGGCCAGTATGTGCTCTATTTGCGTGTATTTTTTATAATTTTCCGTCATTGTATCCCAATAGTTTTATTTGCTATTTTTTTAAACTATTTTTTTTTTAGCAATAATTAAATTAAATTAAATTTTGAGTTCTTCGATGTATTTCTCGATTTGATTAATAGTATGTATGCCATTTATTTTCTTAATTTTTTTGCCATATTTAATTATTATGTATGGAATAGTGTAAATTTTATTTTCCATTAAATACGATTCAAAATTTTCGTTATCAAAAGATATATAATAAATAAGTGAATTTGGAATAGTTACCAAAATTTTATCAATTTCGATACACGGAATACACCAATCTGTTCCAAACTTAAAAAATACTATTTTATCTCCATAATCTATTTTAATTAAAGTATTAAAAGTTGTAAGATCATTAACAGTGATACCCATTATATTTATATTATTATATTATATATATTCGTTTTAATTTTAAATTAATAATATAATAAATTACAAATGGAGACATATCATACTGAATATGGTTTGATTACTCTATATAAAAATGAAAATTATATCGGGGATGTTTTTAGAAAAGGTGAATACTGGGAAATCAATACGTTATTAGAATTGCGTAAATATATACCCGCTAATCGCAATATTTTAGAAATAGGAGGACATTGCGGTACGTCGTCTATTGTATATGCTTCTTATTTAAACGATACACAAAAATTGTACGTATACGAACCACAGCGTGATATGTATAATTTATTAGTTAAAAATATAGAACAAAATAATCTACAAAATAAAATTATACCACGCCATTCGGGTGTATTCTGTTTCGAAGGATGTGGAAAAATGAATGCTGTTGCTTTAGATGGTGGTGGAGGAAATGTAAAAAAAAGACACACAGATGAAAGACATTTAGGGTGTAATTTTGGAGGTATTTGCTTAGGAGACGATGGAGAAGATATTAAATTAACAACTATAGATAATATGAATTTAGACGATATAGGTTTTATTCATTGTGACGCACAAGGTTCTGAAAATTTTTTATTTTCAAAAGGTGTCGAAACTATTAAAAAATATAGACCGGTTATATTATACGAAAATGAAGATTTTTTTGGACCATATCTAAGTGATGCTGTAAATAAAAGCTATCCAACTTACAAGGAAGATGGTAAATTTGATATTAAAAAATATTGTATGGAACAATTAAATTATTCAAAATTTATAGACCGTTTTGCCGGTGGATGGGATACACTTTTAATTCCATAATATATTTGAATTTGATTTTATTGAATTTGATTTTACTGAATTGGTTTAATTTTGTACTTTATTTTATAAATAAAATGTAATGTAATACAATGGCGTTTCTAGATTTTTACACTTTAGATCTAATGCATTTAATTATAATAGGTTTTTCAAGTTTTTTGTTTTACATGTTATTAAATAAATTTGATAAGGAAGAAAAATATAAAAAGTTGTGTCTCGGAATATCATGCTTTTCGGGTATAATAATAAGTATAATAGTTTCATATTACACTCTTGAAACTGATATACCTCTAACTTCCAATTATTTTGATTGATTATTTCGTGGAGTATTTTTCTTTTAAAAATATTATTAATTTAATAATGTCTATTAGTTTATCAAAATTTAAACCTAGAAGTATAGAAGCAAGAAGAACTACTGGAGCAGGCCCGCCAACTATTGTATTTATAGGAAAACGTGGTACAGGAAAAAGTACATTGGTTGCTGATATATTATATTATATGAGGCGTATAAAAGCTGGAGTTGCTATATCGGCAACTGAAGATGGAAACGCTTATTATTCTAAATTTATCCCGGAAATATTAATTCATTCAGAATACAAACCAGAAATAATTCAGCAGGTAATAACTAGACAGAAAAAAGTAATTAACTCTGATACTAAAACTCCAGATGGTGATGTTTTTGTTCTATTGGACGATTGTATGTACGACAAACGAATGATAAGAGACGTGAACATACGAGGAATATTTATGAATGGAAGACATTGGAGAATATCATTCATGCTAACTATGCAGTATTGTATGGATTTGCCACCAGATTTAAGATCAAACATAGACTACGTATTTATTTTAAGAGAAAACATCATTCAAAATCAAGAAAAAATATACAAAAATTTTTTTGGAATTTTTCCACATTTTAGTGTATTCCAAGATGTTCTAAATAGTTGTACAGAAGGTTACGATTGTTTAGTCTTAGATAATACTTCTAAAAGTAATAACATTCAAGATTGTGTATTTTGGTATAGAGCAAAACCAACTAGAAATTTCAAAGTTGGAACTAAAGAACTTTGGAAATATTGTAAAAAAAATTACGATGAAAAAAAAGCGAAAGCTATACCAGAATACGATAAAAAACAAATGAAAAAGAAAAATACTCCGACTGTTTTAGTTAAAAAAATTAAATAATTTGATTTAAAACTTATTTAAATACAAAAAAATAGGTTTTTATGGATAAAATTGAAAAGTTGCTCAAAATACCACAGTACGAACAACGGTCGCAAGAATGGTTTAAACAGAGAGAAAACAAACTTACAAGTTCCGACGCAGCAACTGCTTTAGGTATTAATCCATATCAGAAATCGCATGAAGTTCTTTTTAAAAAATGCGGGCACGATTTAAATCCGTTCGTCGGAAATGTGGCTACTCTACATGGTCAAAAATACGAAGATGAAGCAATTAAAAAATACTGTAAAATTACTGGACAGGTAAATTACAATTATGGTTTAATAGCTCACGAAGATGTATATAACAATAAAGATTATTATTGGTTGGCGGGTTCTCCAGATGGAATTGCTATTTCTACAACTGAACCCAATGCTAAACCGATATTACTTGAAGTTAAGTGTCCTTATAGACGAGTTATAAAACACGGACAGATTCCAGATTATTACCTACCACAGGTTCAGTTGAATATGTTTATTTGCGATTTAGAAATAGCCGATTTTATTGAATACAGGCCACCAAATGAGATAAATATTGTACGTGTTAATAGAGATGAAGATTGGCTAAAAGAAAATCTAAAAAAACTGGAGACATTTTGGAAAGACGTCGAATTTTATAGAAATAACAACATTAAAACTCATCCAAAATTTCCAAAACCAAAAAATATTATAGATTTGACTGATAAATTGTTGGACGAATCAGACGAATCGGAAGTATTTATTCTTAGTGATTATAGTATTAAAGAACCAGATGTAAAAAAATCGAATTCTGATTCTAATTCTAATTCTAAATGTAAATGTAAAACTAAATTTAAAAGTTCGGAATCGGAATATATCATTTTGAATAATTATAGCATAAAAGATATGTAAATTTACAATTGCTAAAAAAAATAAGATTTAAAAGATTAATTTATATTAATAATAAGAAATGGGAATTCGTGGCCTAAACAATCTCATTAAAAAATACTCACCAGAAGCTGAGACTACCGCAGACATAAAGCATTACAGTGGATCTATTTTTGGGATAGATTGTAGCATTCTTTTATATAAATTTAAATATGCTTCAAAGGCTGAAAATTCTCATTTAGTTGGTATAGTAAATAGAATTAAATATTACATGTCTAACGGTATTTTACCCGTGTTTGTTTTTGACGGAGATCCTCCAGACGCAAAAAGAAATACAATTCAAAAAAGACAGGACAACAAAGAAAGACTGTATGTCAGAATCGAAGAATTAAGAACTTTAGAAAATAAGGCTGAAACAGAAGAAGATAAAAAAGTTTTTTCAGACGAGATTAGTAAATTATCTTCTCAAATAATTAGGATTAAAAAATCACATATAACAGAGTGTAAAGAACTGTTAGAAAAATCTGGAATACCATATTGTACGGCACCTGCTGATGCGGAAAAATACTGCGCATTTTTACAAAAAAACGGTCTTATAGATTATACAGTAACAGATGACACAGATGCCTTGACATTTGGTTGCGAAAAAATTATTAAAACGTCGATAAATAAAATAGTCGAAATAGACACTCGTAAAGTTTTAGAAAATTTTTGTATGACACAAGAGATGTTTATAGATTTTTGTATTTTGTCTGGTTGTGATTATTCAGATACTATTGCAAGCGTAGGCCCTGTAACATCTTTTAATATGATAAAACAACATAAATCGATAGATAATTATATTGAAAGTTTAACTATAAAACCAGAAAATTTTGATTTTGAAATTGCTAGAAAAATATTTACCGATTTTGATTATGAAATTCCACAAAAATTTACACTAAACAATTGTAATAAAAAAGATCTTCTAAAATTTTTGGAAGATAATAATTTTAGAGAAAATATAATTGTTAAATTTTTTAAAATTTTGAAATGAATTAAATTAAATGAATTAAATTAAATGAATTAAATTTAAAATTATTTTCTTTTCTAAATATTAAAAAGATATGTACGATGATTATGAAATGGATTTTGGTCGCAAGAGGCGTGTAGGGCGTCCCCGTCGTCGCGGTATGCGCAAAGGTGTCCGCGGCAAATCGGTAATTGTGAAGGGTCGTAAACGTAAGGTTTACAGGGGCAAAACCGGTGCTCTATATTATCGTTCGCGCTCTGGAAAAGTTTATCTTTCGGCGAGACGAATGAGAATGAGACGTGGCCGCCGCGGCCGCAAGAGCACTCGTCGGGTTCGTCGTGGTCGCAGTGGCCGTCGTCTAAAGATGACTAAGTCTGCCATTGCTGGTCGCCGTGCTTACCGCCGCCGGAAGGCGCGCATGAGCTTCTTCGGGTCGTATTAAATTAAATTAATATAAATAATAATTATCAAACTTAAAAAATAATTTAGTATTCATTTTAGATTACTAAATTATTTTTTTTAAAATTAGCTTTTGTATCATATGTTTATTAATTTATTGATTCATTAAGTCTTGTATAGTTATATTTTCCTTTTTGTAATACAATAATTTTTCAATATATCTTATAGATGCTGGATAATTATTGCTTACCCTCAAAATTTTAATAACTTCTTTATTTTCATTTTCATAATTATTTTCATTTTCATTTTTATCAAAATATATATCTATCACGCAACCGTTTTTATATTGGTCTAAATTTTTAATATCGTTTATGTAAATTTTACCATGTTCGTCTGACGAATGTATTTTAGAAAACGGCACTTCTTTTTTGTAATTAGTAGCATATAATATCATACCCGATTCTATTTCTTCAACTTTCAAACTTATATATATGTGTTCAATAGGTTGCCACTTGAAACAACCTCGATTAATACCCGCTATAATAGGAAAATTATTAGATATAATAAATATTTCTTCTTCGTGTGGAATTATAGATCCATTTAGTAAAGATATTTCTGTAAAATATTCACAAATATCAAATATCGGATTATATGTATTTTTCTTAAAATTTTCAGCCTCTGTAATTCTTTCTATAAATTCGTAAGTATTTATCTTAACTCCAGAATTATAAATAGTGTCGTATATAACAATTTTATTGTCGTTCAGTGTTACATCGAATATAGTATTTCTGTAGTATTCGAAGTGGCAGTCTATATTTAATATATAAATGGTATAATCGCTTAAAATTAAAACAGGTTTTTTATCTCCAGCACTGTCTGTAAATAAAAATAAAATTCCTCTTTTTTCCCTTTTTGTATTTTTTTTGTAAAAATAATACATAAAAGAATTAAGTTTAAATAAATCTTTTCTTTCTATATATTCACATATTTGTTGGGGAAAAGAGTATTCTGTCTTTCCGGTCCATAGATTATTTAATAAAAAAATAATTTTTTGCTTCTCCTTTTCATCTTTAATTTCGATCATGTTTAAATAATAATCATTGTATTCTTTATGTAATTTTCAATTTATATAAAGAAGATAAAGAATTGTTAATTAATTATGTGCCTATCCAAAAAAGAAGAAATACTAGTAGAATCTTTAATATTATTTTATAAAGACCGAATTCAGATTTTAAAGGATATAATTTATCAAAATAATCCGTTAAGTTTACGATTAATAGACTGGTTAGTAACAAATTATTCTAAGAAGTATAATATAATATACCCAATAGTTAAAAACGGTGAAGACATTATATACTTCAATATATATTTAGACTATAAAAACCAATTAAAGGCATATTCAAAGAAATTTTTTGACCCTTTTTGTAGACAAAAAAGAATAATTATAGAATGTGAATCTTTTATATGGAAAGAATTCTCTCCAGAATTAGAATTAGATTCACAATTACATTTAGACCCACAATTACATTTAGATTCACAATTACATTTAGATTCACAATTAAATACAATAATTCGGGATAAAAACGATTGCATAATAACTACGGTTGGTCAACTTAATTTTTTTAGGTGGTTTTTAGAAAATAAAATTTTTGAATACGCTATAGCAAATATAAAATTAATAGATTTTGATATGAGTAGTGTTTTCATCAACAAGAAAAAAGGAAAAAGAATAGTTTTATCTCAGAATGCTGTTAAAGGTGTTTTTACGAGTTCTCAGATTGTTACGCTAAAATTTTAAATATTTACATTTAATAAATGAGAAATAGATGTTCAAATTTCGGTAAATACCCATTTGAAAACCCACCCCCTATACAAATAGCAAATGAAAGAAATCTTGAATTTGCTCGATTACAACGAGAAGTTCGAGAAGTTCAACGAATTAATGCTATCCATGATAATTCCTTGGCTCTTGTTAGACAGTTTATTAAACGCATAAGAGACACGGTTAACGCAGAAATGTCTGGACATCGCATAATTCCAGCAACCGATCCAGTGTCTTTCGAAGTAAAGGTTATTTTACAAACTTTACGTGTTAATTTTGAAACTTTTGAAAGAATCAAGGCAGAAAAAGCGGAAAAAGATTTACTTTTACAAAATCAGATTGTAAAGCGAAGACTTCATAATCTTCGAATTCGTGACGAAGGAGTTGCAGAGAAAGCTAGAATTATGTTCGAAACTTTTTATAATTTAGTTTTTCCCGTTTTTAATATTTATTTAATGGATACTGTACTAATGGAAGGAATTCGAAATCCGAATCTTTTGATGGCGCGTTCAAAAGAACTTACTAAATATATTGAATTGCTTCTTGGATTTCAAGAAGATTTGCGTAGAGCAGAACGCGGAGTATTCACTAATATAAATACATCTTCATTTGGTATGCCCGGTGGTGGTAGTCTTTCATTCACCGATAATTACGAACTACCTTTACAGAAAATTAAACAGGACAATAAATTTTTAAAGTTTATTTATAAAAAAATTGAATCCGCATCAAGTAAATTTTTAGATAAAATTTCTACTCTTAATCTACCTAACATACGAGATAAACTTATTCTTGAAGTGTTGATATATATAAGAGTTTTACGTAATTTGTATTACGATTTAAGAGACAGAGCCGCGTTGGGTAGCGGATTTGAAATGAGAAAATACCAGATAGAATTGCGTAGACATAGTATGGGTGTACTAGACGCAGTTATAGATATTTACCGTACTCGGCTTATTCAATTCGCTTTTGGAATCGTAGAAATAACGCAACAAGACCCTAGCGTTGTGGAATTTCACACAACGCAAAAAACTATTGTGGATATATCTGAACTTGTAACTTATTACATAAGAAAATTCAAACAACTCAGCGATGACACTAGAGATCCTGGTAGTTGGGTTAAAATTACTCATGCTATAAATAGACTTATCGGCGGAATGTTGGAACTTTTTGGTCTGCCTCAAGCAATAATTAATCAGATTTAAATTAAATGTAAATAAAAATTAATAAAATCATGAATCTTAATTTATAAAAAAATCTTTTGGTATTTGTAAATTGTAAATGAGAGGTTATGCTAGAACTGTACAATTAGCTTTAAGTATAATATCGCAATATGCTTCGGACATTGTTGATGCGTCTACACCTAATGAGATTTACGAAGCATATATTAAGGCAACTAGGGGAAATCTCGTTCAAAGTTTACCAGAACCAATTAAGGGTCGAACTATTCGTCAAATAGAAAAACTTTGGGCAGAGAAATCGCCGGAGTTTGCTTCAGAGATAATATC